GAATATGCCATGTTGTACCTCGGTGTTGATGTGAGTGAACAGCGGATCATAGGGGTATCCTCATCTGATGTCAATAGTAGATAGAAGATAGAAGAAGGGTGGGGTGAGGCGACTAGGTATAGAAGAAGGTAGAAAACAATGTGTACCTCACGCACTCACACGCTTCATTGAAGCGCTATCGTAATGCGAATCATTCGCATTCTAGGCCCGGCGCTAGGGAATTCCCCAAGACTACTCTTTAAGGAAGGGGCAGAGCCCCTTCTGTTTCTTCTTGATATATAATATATTGTACAAACTCACCAATAGGACATTTCACCTTATATAAGTAAACCCTTATGCCGCATAAAAAGTCTGGTTTATCAGTAACTAACCCCGAATATTGGGAGTTAAAGAAGAAGAATTCTTTCATGGGGGACCTCCTGAAGGGAACCTATGAGAGGTTTTGGGGGAAATGGGTAAAGGAAAGAAAGCGCCATATCCGCAAACGTTTGATACTTTGAGCAGGAAAGCGGAGATGAGATTGAGAATTATTTCAGGGGTCTTATGAAACGAAAGAAGAGGAAGAAATGATTACCAGTAAACAGGAATTATTTATTGAGCAATTCTGCCTACATGGGAATGCGGCGCGGGCAGCAGAGCTTGCCGGATACGCACACCCTAAACAACGAGGGCATGAACTCAAAAATAAGTTTGAACCAGAGATAGAACGCAGAACCAAGAAGATGATCATGGACTGCGTACCGGGGGCACTAACTCAGCTTAAAACACTCGCAGAGGGTGCGGAGAGTGAGTCTGTAAGACTCGGAGCTGTCAAGGACATCCTGGATAGGGCAGGCTTAAAGCCTGCTGAGAAGATTAAGACTGAAATCTCTCATGTAGAGACAGCGTCTACAGACGAATTAGAGAGAGAACTGGAGGCTCTTACCGGCACCAGCTCCATCTCTGAAATCCCCGAGTTAGTAAACTAATGCCTATCAGGAAGGTAAAGGGTGGTTATACCTTCGGCGGTGGTGTACACAAGACTCTGGAATCCGCAAAGAAGTCATATAAGGCTTATTTAGCCAAGAAGAACAGTAAAACCAAGCGGGGTTGAAGTACCTGAATAAAGACCTTGAGAGAAGAGCAGAGCTGGAAAAAGCGGTTGAGATAGCACGGGAGCTAAAGCAGCGCGAAAGGTTCAATAGGATAGACTTCTATGATCCATACCCATACCAGCAGGGCTTCCATGAAACAGGCCTAGAAGCCAACCAGAGGCTCTTAATGGCTGCTAACCGTATAGGAAAGTCCTATTGCGGGGCCGCAGAAATGTCCTACCATCTTACCGGATTATACCCGAAGTGGTGGAATGGCCGTAGATATAATTTACCAGTCACCGCCTGGGCTGGGGGAGTCTCAAACGAGACCACTAGAGATATAGTACAGGCGGAGTTATTGGGTTCCCCCGATGACCCGGAAGCTTTTGGTAGCGGCTCAATCCCTAGAAAATGTATAATTAAAACGGAAAGGAAGCCCGGCGTACCAAACGCAAAGTCAGTTGCCTTGATTAGGCACGTTAGCGGCGGGAACTCTTCTTTATTCTTTAAGGCATACGAAATGGGTGCTGAGAAGTGGCAAGGTAGGTCTGTAGACTGCGTATGGCTTGATGAAGAGCCGGGCAGGGAAATATACAGTCAGGCCGTAACCAGGACTCTGGACCGTAAAGGTATGGTTTATATGACCTTCACACCTGAATCAGGGATGACTGAGACCGTCGCATCCTTTATGAATAACCTGAAGCCGGGGCAATCCTTATCCAACGCAACATGGGATGACGCTTCGGAGAAGGTAATGTCTATGAAAGGGGAAAGGGGTCACCTGTCTGAAGAGGTGATGACCCAGATTCTCTCCGCATATTCCCCGCATGAGAGGGAGATGCGTAGGTACGGAAGGCCTTCTGTCGGTTCTGGCCTTATCTTCCCAATACCGGAAGAGAATATCTCAATAGACCCGGTCCAGATAGAGGAGCATTGGCCGAGGATAGCGGCTATAGACTTCGGTTATGACCACCCTACAGCTGTTGTATGGTGTGCATTAGACCGGGATACTGAAACATTTTACGTGTACGACTGCTATAGGATGTCAAAGGCATCCCCATCCGTACACGCAGGTTCTATTAAAACTAGGCCCAATTTCATCCCTATAGCCTACCCACATGACGGAAATCGCAGGGATAGCATGGGAAACCCGGGCCTAGCCGAGCAATACAGGAACCTTGGTTGCAACTTTCTGCTTGAGCATTTCACGAATCCTCCAGCACTGGGAGCAAACAAGGGCTCAAACTCTATAGAGGAAGGTATTATGGCTATGCTGCAATCTATGGAAGACAAGAAGTTCAAGGTATTTAATACACTTAACCAGTGGTTTGAAGAGTACAGGATGTATCACAGGAAGGAGAATAAGGTAGTCCCGTTAAGGGATGACCTCATGTCGGCTACAAGATACGCCTTCATGTCAAAACGGTTTGCCGTATCGGGCAAAGACCCAGCGTGGACAAAGGACATAGAATATAGGAATTATGGCATCATCTAAAATAACAGAAGAAGAACTCGTATCCAGAATACGAGGTGAAATCCCTGACGCTTTAGGTTATAGCGATGAGATTTCCAAGCAGCGTGAAATGTCTATGGACTATTACTATGGGCTTCCCTTCGGAAACGAGGTTGACGGAAGATCAAAGTTTGTAGACTCCACGGTATCTGACACCATAGAGTGGATAAAACCGTCTCTCATGCGTGTTTTCGCATCTGGCGATGAGATGGTAAAGTTCAACCCACACGGTCCCGAAGATGTGGATATGGCGAAGCAGGCTACTGATTACGTGAACTACGTCTTCGCTAAAGATAACAATGGTTGGGAAGTTCTCTACTCATGGTTTACTGATGCCCTGCTACAGAAGAACGGCATTGTAAAGGTATGGTGGGATGAATACTCAGAAGAGCATCGAGAAGAATACCACGGGCTAGGGGATAACGAATTCAACTATCTGATTGAGTCAGAAGAGGTAGAGGTTATCCAGCACTCTGAATACACAGAGGAGGAAGCTGTATTCCACGATGTTGTGTTAAAGAGGACGAACAATAACGGGAAGGTTAGGATAGAGAACGTACCCCCCAGCGAATTCCTAATCTCACGCGAGTCAAAGACTATTCAGGATGCCAGATTCGTATGCCATCGGGTAAAGAAGACTCTATCCGAATTGAGGCTTATGTACCCTGATCAAGACTTCGGGGTTGAGGAACTTGGTAGTGGTGGAGACGATATGGAGGAGTTCTCCGCTGAAAGGCTTGCCAGATATAAGGTTGATAATTCAGCTTCTTACTGGGGTGGATGGGGAACCGGCGGCGCAACAGAGCATGAGGAAGCGTTGCGTGAATACTGGTTACATGAGAGCTATCTGAGAACAGACTACAACGGGGATGGAATCACAGAGCTTCGAAAAGTATGTACCGTAGGAGACTATGTTTTTGCGAATGAGGAAATAGACTCAATCCCGTTTGTATCAATATGCCCGGTAAAAATTCCGCATAAGTTCTTCGGCCTGTCAGTTGCAGACTTGGTTATGGACCTACAGCTGATCAAGAGTACCCTGATGCGTAACCTGATGGACAATATGTACAACCAGAACTATGGCAGGTACGCAGTTCTTGAAGGTCAGGCTAACCTTGATGACCTTCTTACTCAGAGACCTGGAGGAGTTGTCCGGGTTAAATCCCCCAACGCTGTCACCCCTTTGGCAACCCCTCCATTAGAGAGCTACTCATTCCAGATGCTGGAATACCTCGACGGAATTCGAGAGTCCAGGGCAGGTGTAAATAGACATACACAAGGGCTCAACGATAATGCCCTTACTTCTCATACTACCGCTACCGCTGTTAATGCTGTAATGACCGCTGCCCAATCAAGGGTAGAGCTTATAGCAAGAAACTTCGCGGAAACAGGTGTTAAGGAGCTTATGAGGACAATATACGAATTGCTCCTCAAAAATCAGGACAGGGACCGTGTTGTTATGATAAACAACCGATGGGTAGAGGTACGTCCTGATTCATGGAATGATAAATACGACTGCACGGTATCCGTTGCCCTCGGAAACGGGAACAAGGACCAACAACTTGCACACCTCTCAAGCATACTCCAGTTTGCCAGTCAGGCGATGCAGGGTGGTCTTCCTATAGTAAACGTGCAGAATCTGTATAACATAGGTGCCGCCATGGTTAAAAACATGGGGTTCCAAAATGTTCAGGACTTCCTGACTGACCCATCTCAACAGCCACCTCAACAGCCAGAGGGGCCATCTCCAGAAGAGCAGATGAAGCAGCAGGAAATGCAGTTAAAACAGAAAGAGCTTGAAATAAAGGCCGCTGATGTTCAGGTCAAGCAAATGAAGGTTCAGCAGGAGGCAGCGGAAGCGCAAGTGGATGCACAGCTGAAGGCTGCTGAATTAGAGCTTGAGAGAGAGCAGAATCGGGCTGTAGCTATAGGAGATACATGATGCCAAAAAAAACACCAAATCAATCAAGGCAGAGGGTTCCCGTTCTTAAATTAGACCCGAGTGAAATCGCCTACTTAAAAGAGAACGGAATGTGGAAAAGATGGCAAAAATCTGGGTGGACTAGCAGGGGGAATTTTAAGCCTAAATGATTAACATCGAAAAGAACGTGTAGCAATAGGGAGAATATGAACGACGAGCAAAGGGAAGCGAAAGCTAAAGCCCTACTGAATGACCCGATATTTAACGAGGCATTCGACACACTAAAAAAAGATTTAATGAGCCGTTGGGATAACAGTGGCTCGAATGAATTGGAGGCCAGAGAATCAATCTGGCTTGCAATGCGACTGCTTGATAGAATTCATGGTCATATACAGTCCATAGTTGAAACTGGACACATGAACAAGGTTCTTAAAGAGCAACACCCATTCATTTAAGAGGATTTTATTATGGCTGAGATACAGCCACCGGCCCCCTCACAGGGGAGTGTGGTAGAAGCGCAAGAGGCGATACTCGGATTGCTGGACCCGGAAACGGATAAACCGAAAAAAGAGGAAGCCGAACCTACTGAAGTTGAAGAGTCTACTCCTGAAGAGGAAGACGAATCATTGGAAGAGGAGTCCGAAGAATCTGAAGAGGAGTCTGAAGAGGAATCTGAAGACGAGCCGGAGGAGGAAGAGGAATCTGACGAAGAAGAAGAAGAGGAACTTTATTCCGTCAAAGTAGACGGGGAAGATTCAGAAGTTACCCTCGACGAACTTATGAAAGGCTATTCACGCCAGTCAGATTATACCCGAAAGACGCAGGAAATCGCAGAGGAAAGGCGACACATGGAAGCATTGAGAAATCAGTGGGGAAATGAAGTTGCTGAGACTCAGGCCCAGCGTCAGCAGTACATAGAAGGACTTGGACAAATTATTCAACAGTCTATGGCTGGACTTGAAGAATTTGCAGGAGTCGATTGGGCAGCCCTCAAAGAGGAGGACCCATTAGAGTACGTAACAAAGAGAGATGACTTACGGGAAAGACAGGACAGGGTAAGGCAGTTTCAGGAGCATCAAGCAGCGGAATCCGCCAAGCAGAATGCCGAAATGCAAGCAGCCCACGAATACTCACTTCAGGATGAGGCTAAAAAATTAGTCGAGATAATTCCAGAATGGGGTGATTCTGCAAGCCGTAAAGAGATGACAACCGAACTCAGGTCTTATGCTGAATCAGCAGGATACAGCAGGGACGAGTTAAACAATCTCATTGACCATAGGTCAGTCATCATGCTTATGAAAGCGTATGAATACGACAGATTGCAACACTCTGACATAAAGTCGAAAAAGATTAAGAATAAACCCAGGGTAGTCAGGCCAGGTTCCCCAGGAACCAAGGCTGGAAATAAGAGGACTAAACGTACTGCACAAATGAAACGTCTCAGGGGGACAGGGCATATTGATGATGCGTCTGCACTCCTAGAGGATTTTATAGACATTTAACTAAAGGAGGGAAATGCTATGGCAGTTCCGTCAAATACCAGGGAAACCTATGGTGCTGTAGGCATCAGGGAAGACCTATCAAACATTATATACAATATTAGTCCAATGGACACGCCGTTTCTTAACGGTTGTGGAAGAGGTTCTGCGGATAACACTACGTTCGAGTGGCAGACAGATACATTAAAGACAGCAGCCGCTAATACCCAGATTGAGGGTAACGACTACGAGTCAACCGCTGCTACTGAGCCACGCCGTCTGACCAACTATACGCAAATCTCAGCGACACAGGTCCAGAGTTCAGGCACTGCTGAAGCCGTTGATTTTGCCGGGAGAAAATCCACGCAAGCCTACCAACTCGCTAAACGCGCCAAAGAAATGAAGCGCGATATGGAGTTTATGTTACTTGAGGGTACGGTTAAGTCTATTGGTTCTTCTGGCTCTGCTAGAAACACTGCTTGTTTTTCAACTTGGATTGGTACGACTGAGAATGCAACGTCAAATGTTGTTGCCGCTTCTACCGGTCTTGGCTTGACTAACAATGGTACAGGTTCTCCGGCTCCGGGCCCAGACGGTACTACAGAGGCTGGCACAGGTGGTGCTGATACGACAACCACTATTGCTTTGATTAACAATGTTGCTGAACGCATATGGAATTTGGGTGGAACACCCGATACTATTTTGTGTGGTGGTGTGGTAAAGGGCACTATCAGTAGCTCAACTGTTGGTGGCGCTGTAGTTGCTGAACCCAGAGGTGACATAGGTTCTAAAAACAGTATCACCGCCGTAAATGCTGTTGATGTTCTTGTTACGGACTTTGGTACGTTTAAGGTTGTCCCTGACCGGCACATACCTGCTACTCAGGTTGACTTTGTAGACTTTGATCTGTGGTCAGTTGACTATCTACGTCCTTTCCGTACAGAAACTCTCGCCAAGTCTGGCGACAGTGTAAAACAGCTTTTGATTGCTGAGTACGGTTTGCGAGCTAAAAATGGCAACGGAAGTGGTCAGCTAAAAAGCGCAATCTAAATAGTCTTGGTTTAGCCCCCTCCGGGGGGCTTTGCCTCAAAGGAGAAATAAGATGGCACATATTGGACAACCGCCTAGCAAAGGCAGCGCAACAGCTATCGGCCCAGACATGAATCCCCCGCCTTACGCAGAGGGGGAGCCTAAACTTAAAAAGTATGGGCCTGGAACAGATGGTGCTTTAGGGCATACAGATCATAATGGTTC